GTTTGTGAAAAGCTGGACGGGCATGGTTAAACCTCTTTGATGGCGACCGTGAACTCATCTTGCAGAGTGCGGCCTTCGTTGGTGGTGATGGCGACTTGCACCTTGTACTTGATGCCCACCACACCACCAGACACAAACGTCCTGACGCGCTGGTCGCCCACGGCATCCACCATCACCGATGTGGTTTTAGCCTCGATCACCCAGGCACTGGCCGAGCGGCGGATGACCGCTGCACCACGGGATGGGATGGAAAATCCGCATGCTGTGATCGCTGCGTTTTGCGACACATTGGCCACATACAGCAGGTAGCCATCGGCGGCACTGGCGTACTCAGTCACATTGGAGGTGGCCGCGATGATCCGGCCATCATCTGTAGCCGTTGCGGTGTAGGGTGAGGCCTGTGTCACCTGGTCCCACGGTAGGGCAGTTGCCCGAGCCAGCAGGGTAAAGGTGGTCAGCAGGTTGTCGGATGGCTCCATGTCGTCCACAAACTGGATCGAATAGACCTCTTCCTCAATCGGCTGTTTTTTGTATTTCCCAAGCAAGCTCATTGGCGCACCATCGTTCTTTCTTGATACGGACGTACCATTGTTCTTTCCTCAGCGTCTTGCTCTGTGGCGTTGACCGCGATGGCGCCTGCCATGTTGATGCTGAACGACATGGCGCCCGTCATGGGGCTGAAGCTCAGCAAAGGCCCATCCATGTCAATGGCCAGCGTTGCCGCTGCGCTCATGTACCGGATTGCCCGAAGCAGATCGCCTGCCGATTCGATGGACAGTGCCATCTGCTCGGGGGCAAAGTAGGAGATGCGCAGGAGTGGGCCATCCAGCGCCACATCAAGCCCTGCGTCTGCGCTCAGCCCACCCGTCAGGATTGGGTTGCCCGACATGGCCACACCCATCGTCATGGTGTTGGCCGGGAATGGTGTGAAATTCAGCAGCGACCCTACAGAGTCAATGCTGAATGTGGCAGTCGTCGGGGCGAACGGGCTGATGCTGATGATCGACCCCGAAGAGTCAATCGACAGCGTTGCCGTGGTGGCGGCAAAGAAGCTCAGCAGGCGCTCAGACAGGCCAACACTGAACGTGCCCGTTGACGCCGGAAAGGCGACAAAGCTGTTCGTGTTGGCCGAACTGTTCAGCCCGGCGCCATTGAGCGAAAAACCGTTCACCGGTCAGCCTTTAGGTGCCAGTGATAGACAGCGTGCCAGCAAGCCAGCTTGGGACATCGCTGATAGCGTAGGTCTTGCTGGCGCTGAGCGGGCTGAACTCCAGCATGTTGCCCAGCGTTGCTGCATCCCACAACGAGAAGTGCGTCACTGTCACGCCAGAGCCTGAGACAGCCGGGAATGTGACGGTGGCGCTGTTGCTGGTTTCGCCAGCGACGGTCTGGGCTGCAAAGGCAATGGCCTGGCGGGCATACCAGCCACCAGCCACTTCCGTTGCGGGCGTACCCGCAATGGTCGGGTCCGAGGTGTGCAGCGCCACGTAAACCGTGGTGGGTGGCGTCCAGGCGACGTTGCGAAATGCGTGATCGACAACTTTGCCGCGCATGTAGGTTGACATAGGCATGGTGGGGCTCCTGATAAATGGTTAAACGGTTGCTACGGTCTTGATGGATGCATCAAGCTGGATGCCCAGCAGGGACTGGTACAGATCGAGGTGAGCCTTTGCCAATGCGGCATTGCCCGCGTACTCCGCGTCTTTGCTCCAGGCCTTGAACTTCATGTAGCACTTGATCGCCGGGGCGGTCCAGTCTTGCAATGGCAGGTTCCCAGTCACTGACGCGGCCAGGGCCGGGTAGTCTCCAGTCACCAGTTCGATGCGGGCGTCTGTTGTGGCGGGTGGGTAAAGCAGGAACTCGCGCGGCGTCAACTTGTCGTAGCAGAAGTGAATGATTTCTGCCTTGGGCGTGCCGCTTTGCCAACTGGGCTCAACGGCGTCCAACTGCTCTTTGGCCACGCGGGTGATGTTTCGCTTCTTGCCCGTGGTGTTGCCGTCGATGTCGATGAAGCCAAGCGCTGTAGCTGGTAGGGTTTGATTGGCGCCTTCCACCGGGGTAAAGGTGGCCGTCTTGGCGTTGGTGTCTGGCCGCTCGGTGACGGTGACAATCAGCGCCTCGTTGTAATAGGCCAGCAGTTCGGGAGATGACCAGTGGATGCCGTCCGGGTCTTGCAGTTCGGTTTGCACTTCGGCAAACAATGCTGTTAGGGCAGTTGTCATGCGATGTCCATCCTCGACACTCGTTTATGCGTGCGCGCCGCGAATGATCTGTTTGCCACCTGGTGCACTTTGGCTTCAAACAGGCTGGCATTGACCGCGGCTGAACCTGGGTCGCTGAACTGCTGATTCGGCACAAGCTGCAGCATGGACTTGGCCTTGGCCGCAATGGCATCGGGGTACTTCACGGCGAGCACGTCGCCAACACTGGTAGCCGTCAGCAGGGGCTTGAAGGCCATCAGCACGGTAATGGTCTTGCCGGACAACGCGGCATTGACTTTGAATGCTGTGCCGTCTTCGGTCTGCGTCAGCACAAAGCGGGTGCCTCGGCCTTTGGTGCTGCGTGGGGTGGCGTCATTGACAACCACATCGATCTCTTCGCCATCAGCGCCGGCAGCGCTCACGATTCGCACCAGTTCCGCACCGGTGGGAATGTCCAGGTCGTATTCAACGCCTTCAACCACGGCGACGGGATCTGAAAATTCTTCCCATGCGGCCGTGCGCTCGCAGAACTCACGCGCAGCCAGGCACAGCTTTTGGTTGACTGTGGGGATTGCCGCCCCCGGCACATCCAGCAGGACGTAGGGGTGGAAGGCATCCCACGTTTTCATTGCGCGACTGCCTTGGTGGCTGCGCGCAGGGCTTCGGCGACTGTTGCAACGCCCGCTGCATGGTGGACTTTCACACCGCGCTCTTTGGCCAGGGCATGCAGTTCTTCTTTGCTCAGGCCTGCGAACTCGTCATCGACCTCTTCAGGCTTGGGTGGCTCTTCGGTCTTGGTGGCTGAACCATCGTCAAGCTCGAAAACATCCGGGTGTTGCAGCATCCGCTTGGCGGTAGCTTCAGGGACATCAAAGGAGTCACCCTTGAACCAGATCGCAGGGGCGCCAGGATCCTTTGAAAATGCGGTTTCACCGTCATCTTTCAGGCCTACATATTTGATCTTCATGATTTGCTCCAGTAAAAAAGGCCACCCCGGTGAAGGAGTGGCCTTTTCAGGTTTCAAGCAGGGTTACTTGATGCCGACGCAGTTGTATTCGGCAACGATGTGAATCTCAGGGTTGCCCGAGATGCCTGCTGGAGCCGTGCCCACCAACAACTGGATGTAAACATCCTCTTCAAACTTGATCGGCTTGAAGTTGCAAGTGAGCGCACCGCCCGCTTGACCAGTCGTTTGACCGGCTGCAGCAAAGTAGGTTGCATTGGCTGCAAGGGAGCTACCTGTATCCACTGCGCGATAGCCAACACCGAACACGAAGGCAGCGCCGGTATCGCAGTCGTCAAATTGAAACTTCAGATTGCACAACTGCGCGCCGGCAGGAATGCGGAAGTCAATCGTGTCAGCGGCTGCAGGCGTACCCAAACCGGGCGCAGAACCCAGTACAACCTTGTCCGTTTCAAAAACGCCATCACCGTCACCGGTCATGTACTTGGGCGCCAAGGCGCGTTGAGCTTTGATCGAGGCCATTTGGACTCTCCTATAAAGATTTCAGGGGGAACCCTGGCGAACTGCCAGGAAGGAACGGGGCACTAAGGCCCCGTCAGGCTCACTTAGACGTTGCGGCGTTTGACCACAGAGTCAATGACCATCACACCGAAGTCGGTCATTTCCAGATCACCGGCAGAGTTCGGCAGCGCCCAGCGCAGCTTCTCTTCAGAGCCCATGATTTCACCGGCCAGTTCCAGATTGCGCTGGAAGTTGGTACGGTTTTCCAACAAGGAATAGGTTTCCTCGCTGGTCTGGTTGGCGCCCGACACGATGGCCAAAGCCTGCGCACCCAAGAAGACCGAGCGGGCCATCTGGTGAGTGGTGGACAGGGATGCAGACACCGTACCAGTCGTTTCAGTGGCCGTCAGCTTGTTGGCTGCAGTCACGTACTGGTAGCTGTCGGATGCGTTTTGGCGGATACCAAACTGCATCTTGCGCATCAGAATGCCGTTCCAGAGGATCGGAGAACCAGCAAACAGCGGATGCTGGCGCAGGTTGCCGTACTCGGCCCGCTTCATGGCGTTGGTTTCAAACGTGCGGATGTTGTTACCTGCCGTGGTGTCGGTGATCATGGCATCCCAAACCAGCGGGTCCACCAGCAGGATGCCCTTGATAGGGTCATCACCAGCGGCAGGATCGCCTGGAATCTGGATTGGGGCCATCTTCACCGACATTTCATCCCACAGCGCGGCCAGTTCGTCCACGTGCGACAGCAACAGCTTGTCGGTGGTGGCCAAGCTGCCGACTTGCAAACCGCCCTGAGTCAAGCTAACACCGTTAGCCACGAAGTGGCGGTTGTACGTGGGTGCCTTGATCGGGTTGATCAGCATTTCAGCAAACTCGGGATCGTTGGCGACGGGCAAAACCCAGTCGGTGCCATCCTGAATACCGCGAGCACCTGCCAGCAAAGCCAGGCAACGCTGCCAGCGCAGACGAGGAATAGCGCTCTTCAACTGGGCCAAGGCGTTCAGGCGCATGCTGTGAGGCGTGCGTTGCTGAGTCATCTTGCCACCAGCGGAGACAGGCAAGGTAGCCATGTCGAGCACGATGTCCTTGGTGCTGTACTTGAGCGAAGCGCCCAAGCCTTCAGCGTTCTTGTCGCCCATGATGGGGCGGAACTTGACCACGTGTGCGCAATCGACTTGCACCACATCACCAGGGCCTTTGCTCAGTTCATCAACGCGCACGATGGGCATGTCAGTCGTGGTTTGTTGCTTGATCTTGCGCAAGGCTTCGTCCTGGGTGGACATGGGGCCCGTCAAAGCGTTGAGCGGGGTTGGCTGGCGAACAGCCATGGCCGACAGGGCTTTAGAGAATTGCTTGTTCGCTAACGCGCTGCCGCGTGGTACTGAGGTCTGAGACATTGAAAACTCCTAGAACGGAGCTCCTTCAACCTTCTATCGGGAGGGAAGCCATCACGGCTTCATCACTCATTTTCGAAAAGTCGGTTGCGGGAGCATTTGCGGGTCCACCACCACGGAAATCACCGATGCCCTTTGGCGTAGCCATGGGAGCGGCGGCAATCACTGCAGCGGGGTCGTTTCTTGGTGTGGCTGGTGCCACAGGAGCGGGGGTGAACTGAGCTCTTGCCCGGCGTGCGGCTTCTGCGAAGCGTTCAGCAACGGGCTTTTCACGCCAGTCAGCATCCGTTTCAAGCAACTTGTCGTGCTCGATGGCGGCTGCAAACTTGTTCTGCTGTGCCTTGTCGTTCTGCCACGCGAGAAGTTCAGGAACTTCATCGATGTGCATTTGAATTTCAGGGGCATAGCTGGGCGGTTGCCAATCAGCAGGCTTTACGGCTGCGCGAAGTTCGGCAAGCTCCTGTTCCAGTCGGCGCTGGTTTCTCACCAGTGCGGCTTGGCTCGGGAAGTCTTGCTCCATCTGCGCCAGATCAGCTTCCGAAACTTCGGTGCTCACTGGTGCTTTGCCTTCGCGCAAGGCGTGAATTTCAGCGTCTTTGGCTGCAAGAGCGTCACGCATGCGTCTTTCAGCGGCACGTGAGGCACGGAGCGCGGCTTTCACACTACCTTGGTCGTGTGTGGCTTGCTCGGCCTGTTGCTGGCTGTCAGCGGCTAGTGCAGGCGTAGCTGCTTCAGCCGGTGCTGGTGGCTCTGTCGTTACCGTTGCTGGTGCTGTGGGTTGTTCAGGCAGATCTTGGATCTCTTCCACTGATTCACCGGTTGGCACAAGCGCGGCCAGGGTCTCCTGGTCTTCGGCTCCAAAGGCTGGGTGCTGATTTGCTGGGTTCACTTTCACTCCTTCTCGTTTGCGGTTGAGATACCGAGGCCTTTCGGCCACCGTCCAAGGGATTCACGCCGTGCACTCGGACGAATGCGCGCGGCGGCTGTCGCAGGTACACACCTCCAGTTGCGACGGTTCTGGAGGCGGCTAAACGCAAAAAGCCCGCACAGTGGCGGGCTCTTCAGTTGTTGGGGTTGTTTAAGCGGCTTCGGCTTCTGCGAGCGCTTGAGAAATAAGGTCGTCGTCGTTGGCGGCTTGCGCCATCAGGTTTTCAGTGCGGGCTTGGATCTCGCCCACTTCTGCCGGCGCAATGCCTGCTTGCAATCTGCTTTCGATCAGTGCAGCGTTGGCGGCATGCTGGCGTGCTGCTGCCTGGTTGCGCTGGATGATGCTGTCCTTCTCGTCCAGGCCCTTTTGCACCATGGCCTGCTGCGCTTGCTCTTGCGCCTGCAATGCCTGGGCTTGCTTGGCTTCGGCCTCTGCTTGGGCGTTCTTGTCGCCTTGCAGCGGGAGGCCTGCAGCCTTGCGCAGGTCGTCGGCCACTTGTTGACGGTTCGGCATGTTGGTTGCCTCGATGTAGGCCGGTGCCAGGATGGCCGTCGCTTGCGGGTTGTTGCCCAGCGCTTGAATGATCGTGGCGATTTGCTGTTGGCTTTGCTGGCGGAAGGCTGGCGTATTGGGCATTTCGGCAAGGGCGGTTTTGATGTCCGCATCCTTGACGTTGTTGATTGGCATGCCTGTTTGTGGGTCCCAGTCGTTCAGAACCACCACGCGGCGAGCCTTGCCAGTCCCGATAGGTACGCGAATCTTCTCTTCTCTGTGGTCTTCGATGATCTCGTCCACCAGCAATTCGAAGACACCACGGCGATAGGTCGCGTAGTTGTCGTTCATTTCGCCCATGGACTGCTCACCCTGCTCTACCAGGATAGAGTTGGCAATGCCTGAAGTTACTCCGCTTGGGCGGCTGCCCAGCTGGCTTGCGTATCGCCCTGCTGTGTCCTGTATCAGCTGCTTGGCGTCGGCCATCACTTCAAACTGCTCGCGCTGCATGTTCAAAGCGTTCTCAACCCTGACCGCCAATTGACCTCTGTTTGCCCGGTTCGGGTTGGTGATCGTCACCAGGTCTGGGCGCATCACGTTGTCCGCAATGTCAGCAAGGGTGTTGAAGTCCGTATCAAGCGCATCGCTGTCCATTTGAATCTGGCGGCTCTTGAGCATCCACTGAATGCGGTTGCGGCGGTCGGTGTAATCGTCCTGTGGGGCAATCATCCCGTCAATCAGTCCGTAGGGGCTGCCATCTTCATCATCACGGAAGGCAAAGAACGGGACATACGGGAACTTGCGCTTTGTGGTTGCCTCGTCAAGTAACCGGTGCGGGCCAGCGTACAAAGCACGGCGGACCACACTGCTGATTCCCTTGCTGACCTTCACCAGGCCTCGCGCAACAGCTTCGACGTGTCGGGGATCTCGCTCGTCGTAGCGAACTCGCTTGGTTGGGCTCATGTGCAACACCGCCACAACAGCGGGCACGCGATACCAAACCTCATACACCTTGACCATCTTGCGAGCTGAGTCCACCCAGTCACGCTTTGAAACCGTCAGATTGAAGCGGCTTTCGTTGTCCATGGCGCTCATCAAGCCCATGTCTGCCGGCTGTCCTACGTGGGCGCCATCAATCATCAGGGCAGATTCCCACCCGTTCACAGAGCGGCGAAGAATCTCTTTGAACTCAGGCATGGATGCTTCGAGCTCGTCCAGGTCGATCATGCGTTGACGCACCAGCCAGCGGCAGCGGTCAGTTAGCGTCATGCCCACTTGGCCGCGCCAGTCCCACCACATTTCATCCTGCGGCACCGATTCAACGCGGTACGGGTAAGCCAGCGGGTCAGCGTTCTTGGAAACGTGACACCAGCCAAGACCCTTCTTCACGCCTGAAGCGTAGCCATCAGATACCGCCATGTGGGCCAAAGTCTCGCGTTCGGCCTCTTTCAAGCGCATACCGATCACTTCGGCCACATCTACATAATCATCATCGTCCGCTTCAATCTTC